TAAGTTACCCGGCCCGCTTCTTTTGTGTATATCTCAAGCATGAACTTCTGGCCTTCATCTGTTTCGGTCAGCCATGCCATTGCTTCTTCGGCGTCGGCGAACTCGGGGTCACTTGATCCTAATGTACCACTCTGGTTTTTCTTGTCAACATTCTTTTTATTTTTATCTTTAGCAACCAGCGCGGTCTTCTCCAGCATCTTGATCAACTGAACTTCCAGGGTATCTTTGAATGCTTTCTCCATCACCCCACTGAACAGCTTCTCGGATAATAGTTCTGATAAAAGGTTTTTTAAATCCTTCCTGGCAACAGGCTTTCCGGCATCCGTTACGATCTCGAAGATCTCTTCGCCTTCGGCGTCGAACTCCGGTTCTTCATCGCCATCCCCATCATCGTCGCCACTTCCTCCGCCGCTATCCGATCCATTTCCAGCGTTATCATCACCGGAATCCCCGCCAGTTCCACCGCCCTCTCCGCCTGATCCAGCTTCCCCATCGCCCCCGTCAGTATCTTGTGTCTCACCCCCTGCCTGGCTATCGCCAGCACCCTCTTCTCCGCCTTTATCATCCTCTCCTCCTTCATCGCCTTCGCCTCCGTCTCCGCTATCCCCGCCAGCTTCATCACCATCTCCGTCACCTTCGCCAGAACCGTCGTTATCATCCCCTTCGCCGTCGGTATTGTCTTTGCCTTCGTCATCACCCTCTCCTTTGTCGCCTTCATCATCCTTATCGCCCTCTCCCGGCCCTTTATCATCCCCATCCTTATCATCTCCCTCTACTGGAGGGATAGCCCCGGAGGCGGCTCCTAAGCTGCCCTTATTCTTGGCTGTGCCCTCACCATCCTTACCCGGTCCCGGACGTTCAAGCCGTCTCATCTCTCCGCCACATTCCGGGCACGAAATTTCACTACAGTGGCTATCGCTCGATAATGTATAGCCGCAGATGATACACTCGCAATTATATTTACCTGCCTTCATTGCATCGCCCAGGGTGCCCTTGCGAGTCAATACCATTGTCCGGACGTATAAATCATGGAGTGCTTCATTAGTCGGCATCCCGTCATCACCCTTGATCGCTTCGTCTCCCACGATCTCCTCGATGTATTTATGAGCGGCGTACCATTCCCCCGCGCTTTTCTCATCGAACCGCTCCGGGTCGAATAGCAATCCCCTAACCACTACATCGCCATCGGTCCCCACCCCATATACCAACTCGATCCCGGCTTCAAGTACCAGGGTCTTATCGGTATCTTTAACCGCTTTGGATTTCTCCAGGTATAGCTTCTCTTTCACTTTCTCCTCTCCCTTGTTTATGCCGATCTGCTTTTTATTGATCCCCATATCCTCGACCATCTTCAGGTCATGGATCTCTCCGCTCTTTACCATTGCCATTAAAGCATCTGGGTTCGACGGGACCGGGACGATTGAATATTCCAGCAGTAACCATTTTGTATATATCCTTCGTAATGCCGTTAAAGGATTATCCCCTTCCTTCAATTCTATATCTTCATATTCGAGCGGGACAAATCCAACTGAAAAGGCTCGTAAGTGTCCAGTCTTCATCATGTGTTTTACGGTATCCGGGAACCAGTCACCCCGGTATTGTTCCGGTGCTGGGGCGAAAATCGTCTTCGCTATTATCCCTATAGTTTTTTTAATCTTCAGCCACATATTAGTCCCGACTGGCAGCTCGCCATAGCCATGCGCCCAGCATACCGTCCGATTCTTATTGTAGTCGGAGAGGTCCGCGCCCTTCGGGTCAAGGATCTCATTGTCCCGATCCATTGTTGCCGTAGAGATTACTCCAATAATCGCGTCATCGGCCTCGTCATAGCTCACATCCTTCGCCACGAAGAACTTTCTCACGAACTCCGCATCCTTACCCAGTCCCAGTTCTTTTGCCTTGCCCGGATATACGTCAGCCAGCTTAACTCTCTGCGTCATTAAATCTTTTATTTTCTTCATGCTTTGCCTCCTCGGCATTTTAATTTATGAGTCTGAATAGTGGGGCGTCATTCTTCTTTGCTTCATCGACTGTGTAGGTTATTGGTATTAGTGTGCAGACACAGTTGCAGTGAATTGGCGGAGCGGGAGTATCACTATAATCCAGGGTCATTTCGCCCCCGTCTTTGCCCGTTACTACATCGCCCTCATCAAAGAAGTTAGCATTGATATCCGCTACCCTCCCCTCCATCGGTTCGCAGAACTCACAAGGTGACGGGCCGTTGATCCACTGCTTGCCCTTCACGACATCGCTCTGCTTCCATCCTTCTAATGCTCCCCAGTTCGACGCCCGCAATGTCTCTGTTCGGGCTATCCGATTGGCCTTATATGATTCGCTTGGTACAAGCCTGAACTCTCCCTCCGGGGTTTCTTGCAACAGTCCGAAGCTTCTGCCAACACGAACCTTCAAATCGTTCAGGCTCTCCCCGGCCTCCATGCCAGTCGCCAGGCTATCCTGTAGCTGCTTGATATCAGTATCAATCGGATACACCGAGAATCCACGTCTTATTTTTCTTATCTGAGCTTGCGCCTCCGGGTTATCAATGTCGAATATCGCTATGGGATTGACTTCATCCGAAGGTAAACTATCCGCACCGAGCGCCTTATTTTCTCTCTCCACTCCCTTCCCGGTTGCCTCTTCGGTTAGTAACTTTTGTTCGACCCTATATATCCCCTCCCGGCCCGCTTCCTCATATAGTTTTACCAGCGGTTCGCTCTCATCATACATCCATGTTTTAAGAGCCTGCCCGCTGCCTATCCATGCGCCCGGATTGCCCCCCGGATTATTACTCATCCGAGCAATAACTTCCCGATAGAACTTGACTTTACTCTCTACTAATACTTTAGTCAGCTGATCCTGGTACTTGCCCGCCAAATCTTCCTGCCAGGTTTTAGTCGCGTCATCTGCTTCTTTCTTTACTAGTCGGGCCGCAAGTTGTTTAGCATACTGCTTCATCTCTTGGTTGGTTGCTGTCTTCTCATCATCGGGTGTCGGCCCCTGCCCCCCATCCGGGCGAGGCGGGGTCGCTTGGTTTAATTCTTGTAGGTTAGTTGGCCGATACAATTCATCCCCGCCCTCTACCGCGTCCTTACCCATCTCTTCTCGTATCTCGTTCACTGTCTTGGCTATATGGATAAGTGCGGTGTTCTCTTTGAGCTGAAATTCTTTATCGGTAGGGACAATATTGGGGAAGGCATAAAAGATATTGGGGTCATATATCGGCATGATCTGTTCATTAATCTTCTGCTCGATATTCATCAGGATAGGCTTGATGGTATCTTTAAGCCACGCATAATCATCCTGGTCGGCGTTACGCCGGTCCGTGCCCTCTCCGGTTAGCTTATATACCGGCACTCCAAATATCGCGGCCAGCTCCTCAATGGACGGCTTGTCTTTTAACAAATAAAAGAACTCTTTCGGACTGAACCCGATATTCTCTATCTCCAAACCACCCTCAAGTAATGCCATCCCGCCAGCTTTCTCCGGGCCGCCATGGATCCTCTGCCATTGCCGCTTGAATTTCTTCCACTTCTTCCCGTCCCAGGTGACTCCTTTCCCGGTGGTTTTATCGTAAGGTAGCTTAAATGCCACTGGAGGGACGGCCCAATTTTTAAAGAAATTAAAGGTATAGCTTTTCTTCTGGTTATCTATGTCAACCGATACTGCCGCCGCTTCAAGCGGTGACATCCCGCGCCACATATCATTTGGATTGACATTTGAAAAATGAACTATCTCATCGGGGGAGAATATCTCCTCTGCCGCCCCGATCTTCATTTTATAGCCCCGGATGAAGTTGTCTTTGTCCTTCAGCGGTGTCATATACTGCGTTGGCAAAAGCCATAACTCCGCCGGGATCGTTCTCCCCGCTATTGCGGCTGACGGTAATTTACTCGGGACCATCCACCAGTAAGCGTCGCCTGCCAGCTGTAAATATAATACTGTCCCGAAAATCAGATCCCATTGATTCTTATGGGGGTTCACCGCGGACATTAAATCCAGCCACGGATGATCGGGGATCTCCTCTATCTCCATCCCTTTCTTGAGATACTTTGTTACAGCCTTGTTCTCTCTTACTGCCTGATAAGTTTTTTCGTTCACATATCTCGCCCGGTGATCTCCCATCTTTACTATCCGCTTGCCGCTTGCCGCTTTCTTCTCCGGGGTTCTCTTGTATAACGCCCCCTCCATCGCCGGTGACGCCACCCCATTAGCGTTTTTATTGACACAGGCATACACCCATCCCTTATATTGTTTTATGAGGTCAGCCTGGCGCCGGGTCTTAAAAAGATCGCCGCTCCTGTCCCACTGAGATAATACCGTGGAAAAGAGGCGGCTCGATGCCTTTCGTGCTGTTTCAACTGCTTTAGATAGTATGTTCATAGACTGCTCCTCGAGTAGTTTAATGACAGGAAGCAACTATTTCTGGTATGGCGGTAATGCCGATCAAAGGGGGGGACCTGATGTATCAGCACCGAA